AGTATTCGAACGATCAAGACAGCGGCTATGACATTGCGTTAGCAATAGAGTCCGTTACAGGATGTGTTCCTGCCTTTGCGACAGGGTCGACGATATTAACGCAATCATCTCTTACAGATTTAACATCATTACCGGTGACTACTATACCATTGCCGCTCGACGCGGGTGAATCTTTAGAAATACTTAGTAATAACGCGGCTGATACAGATGTATTTGTAGCTGTAACAATGTTGGGTCCAGACGGCACTGATATTGTCAAAGTAGCAGGTCAACCGCAAAATGTATTTGTCATACAACTAGACGGTAGTGATGGTATGACGCCGGTAGTTTTTCCAACTAATATTTCCAGGGTTAATAAATCTTATATTTTGCCAGGTAAGAGTTCGGTTGGTGAAATTATTATTAGGCAAGCAGGTGGTGGAACAACGTTTATTGAGATTGAAAGCGGTAGGCAAATATCACAACATGCGTTAATTTCGGTGCCTGATACCAGGTTTTTTTATCTCGATTCGATGATGATAACGGCTGATAAGGAATCTGTCGCTGATGCGTTTGTACGGGCTGATTATTTGACTAGAGCATTTGGGAATACATTGTGGACCGAAGAATTTACAGTTTCTTTGCAGGGAATCGGTACATCATCGCTTCAGTATTTACCAAAACGCCCGTTCGTAACTCAGGGGCCATTTGATATTAAAGTAGCTGCTTTTCACACGGCGGCGCAGGATGTATTTGCGCATACTGTCGTCGAAGGCCGATTGTGTGAATCAAATTTAACTTTTTAATTTAGGAATAAATTAAATGTGGTTATTAGAAAGCGAAGCGAAAAAACAAGTAGAAACCTTTTATAATTCTGGGTTTAATCCAGATGCAGAACAACAGCGTGAATTTGAAGCGAGAATGTTGGGCGAAGGTAGTGAAGGCATTTCCGCGATCATGGATATTGTCGAGGGCACTGCTAGTATAAATATTCAAGGCATTATAACTACTCGACCCAGTTTTATGATGTTTTTTATGACGGGTTCAAACGTAACACATTCTCAAATCACAGATGCCGTGATGGCAGCTGAAGATAATAGCAAAGTTGATAACATAGTTTTAAATATCGATAGTCCTGGCGGTCAAATGGGAGGCTTGATTGAATTATTAGAAACTTTGCAAGCCGTTGAAAAACCCACGAAAGCTGTTGTATCTGGCATGGCTGCATCGGCTGCATTTGGTATAGCAGCACAAGCTGATGAAATTATTGCGACAAATAGAGGTAGTGTGTTTGGGTCGGTCGGCGTCTTAACAAAAATTGCGATAGACGACAATGAGGTCACTATAACAAGTGATGATGCTCCGAATAAAGCACCTGATGTGACTACTAAAAAAGGTATCAAAGCTGTCAAAACAGAATTGAATGAAGCGCATGATCTTTTTGCCGAGATGATAGCCACTGGTAGGGGCATAACGGTTGAAAAAGTTAATGCAAATTTTGGTCAGGGCGGAACAATGTTGGCTGAAAAGGCTAAAAAAATGGGATTGATTGATGCAATACAAATTAATGCATTAGCGGTTTCGAACGGGGGCTTAACAGCCAAATTAAGCAGTAATAGAGAGGTGAGCGCGATGGATGTTAACGAACTGAAAGAAAAACATTTGAGTATATATAATGCGGTTGTAGCAATAGGCGCGCAAGAAGGTTGTGCGACGGAACGGGATCGTGTGACAGCTCATTTAGTTATGGGTGAATCTTCTGGCGATATGAAAACAGCAATGGGCGCTATTAAAGACGGCGCGGGTATGACAGCCACTTTGAATGCTCAGTATTTGTCAGCTTCGATTAATAAAGCGGATCTGGATGCCCGAAATTCTGAAGATGATGGCACGGGCAAGGTTTTATCTGGACAGTCAAACGTTTCTAGTAATTCTGGTGTGGATATGGTGGCTTTAGTTGCTGAAAAGTTGGGAAAGAAAGTATAAATTATTAAATTGTATAAATAGTATTTTTGTGAATAGTATTTTGTGAATAGTATTTTTGTAAAAGGGGATTAAAAGTTATGGCTAATTTAACAATCACAAATAATGACAGTGGTAGTGTCATTTTCAGCGATGCTGAGTTTCGGGATGAAGAGTTGACACTTGCGGGGGCTGATGTAATCGCAGAGGGCACTATTTTAGCGCGTGATTCGGTGTCAGATTTATTAGTACTTTTTGTAAAAGGCGGCGCGACCAACGAAAACGGTATACCCAAAGCTATTTTGACATATGAGGTCACAGTGACGGGCGCAGGTGATGAGCCAATACGAGCTATGGTGGCAGGTACGGTACGCAAAGAGCGTTTGATAATCGATGCTGATGGCGATGGTAGTAATGTTGATGCTGTAGTTTTAGATGAGCTGCGGGATTATTCTTTGATAGCAGCTGATGTTGAAGAACTTAACATTTTAGATAACGCGTAATTTTATATTTAAATATTTACATTTAAATATTAAGTAATTTTAAATAAATGCCGATGAAGGCAGGGGGCTAACATGAGTAACGAAAACACTATTAATCTATTACCGCTGTATGAGCAAATGAGTACGCCCACGTTGTTTTTATCGGGGTTTTTTCAGACAACGTCGGCAAGTTTCCATAGTTCCGAAACCGTTGAAATCGATGTTATTCGAACGGATGAGGAAGTATCCGTTGCAATACAGGATTTGACAGTTGGCTATCGTATGAATGCCACAGATATTTATACGAATAAAAACTTTAAGCCACCCATTCACAAAGAAGCGATTGCATTAAATTCTACGGATTTAATCAAGAGAATGCCTGGACAGAATCCTTTTCAACAGCCTGATTTTAGGGCCAATGTAATTGCTAAGTTATTCACTGGCATGACTAAAGTTGAGGCTAAAATAAAGCGAGCGATGGAGTGGCAGGCGTCACAAGTTTTACAAACGGGTGTTGTTACGTTGGTTGATGGGTCTGGTAATACAGTTTATACAATTGACTACAAGCCTAAATCATCGCATTTCCCAACTGTTGGCACGTCATGGGGGTCAGTGGGTGCTGATCCGCTTGCTGATATTAATTCTGTCGCTGAAGTGATCCGAAATGACGGGTTAGATGACCCCGATCAATTAATAATGGGTTCGACTGCATTTATAGAATTTTTAAAAGACGATTCTGTACAAGCGCATTATGATAATCGGCGTATTGATCAGGGCACCATTTCTAATATGCAAATGCGTGGCAATGGCGGTAATTTTAGGGGTGTCGTTGAGGTTGGGAATTATCGTTATGATATTTGGACATACGGCGGGCGTTTCAATCATCCTCAAACTGGTACTAAAACTCAATTTTTAGATACCGATAAAGTGATCGTGAGAGCAAGCAGCGGTCGAATGGATGCGTCTTTTGGAGCCATCCCTAATATCGGTGCTGAGCTGGGCATCACAGGGGCAGCATTGGTGCCGGAATTACCCAGTCGATTAAGCAGTACTGAGCGCAATATTGATTTGTTTACAAACATTTGGTTGTCGCAAGATGGTGAACAATTGTTTGGTGGTGTGGGATCACGGCCGCTTATGATACCAGTTGCTATTGATACCTACGGGTGTATTGACACAACTACATAATTTTATATTTTTTAGAATTTTAATTTAAGGGGAATGTAATGTCGACGGTAAAAAGTTTGCGTAAATCTATTTTAAAATTAGACCCTGATGTTGATTATCAGGGTCTAGATAAAAAAGGTTTATCAACTTTACTTGAAAAATTACGAGCTGCTAACCCATCGGATGATTCCGATGGGTTAGATGAATTAGATTTGGACGATGAATTGAATTCTGATGATGGATTAGATTCTGACGATGACGCCGATGACGATGCCGACGAACAACCGATTGCGAGTAAAAGTGTTGTGTTTAAAATTTGCATGGGCAAAGCCATTACGACACGCCGAGGTGTTTTGTCAGATGGTGATTCGGTTTCTAGTTCAGATTTTGCTTCAGAACAAAGTTTCGATAATTTTTTAAAGAAAGGTTTTATTGAAGGTGCATAAAAGTGGGATTACGTCAATTAGCTGAGACTGATTTAGGTTCTATATTAGAGGATGATGTCTACGGTTTTGGTTTTGATATTATTGTAACCGATCCCGCGAATGTTGTGTTGGCAATGAAGGGCTTTTCGAACGATGTCAGTGAGTTTATTGATCCCGACACAGGTCAAGCTGTATCAGCTCGTGTTGCCTCGGTAGCGTTGCGTATATCAGTGTTAACAGCAGGTGGCTTAGGTTTACCCACTAATATTAGTGATGCAAGTTTGAAACCTTGGCGTATAGCATTTGATGATATTAATGGTAACTCATATTTGTTTAAAGTTAGCGAAGCCAAACCTGATAGATCATTAGGGATGGTAGTCTGCATGTTGGAATTGTATCAATGAGCATCACAACGCTAATAGATAAATTAGATAATTTTGAGATCATACGTGATCAAATCGCTCTTATTTTAGCGACCGAAACAGTTAGTCAACAAGCGCTTGCAACAGAGCAATGCAAAGATCCGGCAGATTGGAAATTAAGAATATTTACAGAGAGATCTAACCCGTTTTCAGAATACGAAAACGACCCTACCGATACAAGCCCTCTTGTGAATATTTGGTATGATAATTCTACATTTGATTTGAGCGCATCTAATGTGATGTCACGTCAAAAATCAGAAACAATTTATAATATAGATTGTTATGGTTTCGGAAAAAGTACAGATGTAGACTACCATCCCTAATGATCTATCAGGTTTGGCTTCGCTA